AGAGATGATGCTGCTCATATCGACTATTTAAAACGTGATGTTCTTTACGATGATCATCATGGGCATAGCGATGAGAAAATGACTGCTGATGAAAAGCATATATCTAAATTAGCGGGTGATATGAAATATGATAAAAAACATCATGGTTCGCCAGCTCATATAAAAGGAAGTCAAAAAGATCACGAGTATAGTAATAAAGAATTTGAAGAACACGAGGCTAGAGTTGGTACCGATGATCACTCGCCAGTTAAGCATAGTACCTTCGATGATCCTCACAAGCACGTAGCTGGTGGTACGTATAGAAAAGTAAATGATAAAAAACCAAAAAAAAAATAAAAAACTATAAATAACTAATCATGGAATATAAATCAATGGCAAAAATGGGACACAGTCCTAACGAAATGGAATCAGTTAAACAAGAGAAAAAAGATCTAATGAACGATAATCCAGTAGCTAGAGACGCTAGCGGAGGAAGACCAATGATATTGAAACACATGGGTGGATCAAAAATTGGTGGATCACCTTTAAAAAAGCATGATGGCAAAAAATTTGAAGATGAAGGATTTATGGATTCTCATTTTAAATCAGGGAAGCCAAGAAAATAACAGTAGGGAACTGTAAAACCCAAGTCAAACAATAACAACAACAAAAACAAACACAACAACAAAATGGCAAAATTTGTAAAATTTAAAATTAACAATGCTACCGCTCCTGGAGCTGGTGGTAATTGGGGTGGAAGAGACGTTTTAATAGGCGTTGATGACATTGAAAACGTATCTGATGTAGTATCAGGAGCAGGAGCTTACTCTGTAGTCGTTACATTAAAAAACTTTGTAGGATTAACTGCTGCCGCTGCTCAGGTTAGTGATGTAGGTCAAACAGCAGGAACAATAGGAGGAAGAATACTTACTTTAACTGTATCTACCTCTGTAAGCGCTGCTGTTAACCCAACTGCGGTTACTGTAGATGGTAACATGCCTTCTCAGTCTATTGTTAGAGCTATGACAGCTAACCCAGGTGGGATTGCTGCTTCTGCTCAACTAGGATTAGATGGTGGTGGAGTAAGAGCTACTGACGATCAAATGTTTTGGTCAGGCGCTGTATTCAGCTCTGTTGACGATATATAAACTAACTTATGAAATCTAGAGGTTTAGGTGACGACATAGAGAAGTTTACAAAAGCTTCTGGTATCAAAAAATTAGTTGATAATGTATCAAAAGGTTTAAACATTCCCTGCGGCTGCTCAAGTCGTAGGGATGCTTTAAACAAAATGCTTCCATACAAAAATAGATAATATGGCTTTTAAATTAACAAACCCTCCTTACAAAACACATCAAACTCCAGTTTATCACGTTGATATGGAAGATGATGTAATGGGTAAAGCTAATAATAATGGAACAATAATTATAAATAAAAACGTTGATCCTAAGGATATACCTTCTGTTATTGCTCATGAGGAAGTTCATATAGATCAAATGAAACGTGGTGATTTAGATTACGACGATGAAAACGTTTATTGGAAAGGTAAGAAATATTCACGAGCTGCTATGGAAGAAGGTGCTAAAAACCTACCATGGGAAGCTGAAGCGTATAAAAACGCATAATGAATTTTTCAGAAAAAGGTTATCTAAGTGATAGTCCTGATGTAGATAAACATCAAAATATAATACAAGGTAATAAAATAACAATGAAAGGTGTTGAATTTAAAGTTCTAGGAACAGACGATAGAGGATATACTAAGATAATGTATCCAGGATATGACTACACGTTTCCAGGGGCTAAATACGTAATAGAAACAAAAATTTAAAATAAAAAAAATGAGTTCAGCATTTTATCAAAAGCATTCAGCAAAAAATCCAATAAAGCAATTACAACAAGCGTATGAAAATGCAGAAACTGGAGATCTTATAGACGAAAGTGTACATGAAAATACTACATACAAGTCTAATAACTTGAAAGATAAAATATCAGGGATGAAGTATAACGTTGAAAATATTAGTGAAATACAAGAAGATGACAAAGGTCAATTCATGACAACTCTAGATCAAGACGAGTCCTACGGTGGTCCAAGACCTACAAGTTCTACTGTTACAAATTACGATCAAGGCAAAGATCAACCTAGAGATACGTTAAGACCTTACGCTGGAAAGTATTTTAAAAAACCAAGAAAAAGCTAGTGAAAAAAATTTGGGAATGGTTAAGCGGTAACGTTATCAAAGATGTTGGTGAGGTTATTGACAATTTAACAACCACTGAAGAGGAAAAACTTCAAATCAAAAAAGACATACAAGTTATAGTTGAGAAAGCAGCTGCTACAGCTGAAGATCAAATAACAAAACGATGGGAAGCAGATATGACGTCTGACTCTTGGCTTAGTAAGAACACGCGCCCTATGGCACTTATTTTCTTATCGTTTATGGCTATAGCTTTTATATGGGTGGATAGTCATCATGAAATATCTTTCACTGTAGAACAAGAGTGGATAGAATTATTAAAGCAATTATTAACAACCGTATACGTAGCATACTTTGGCTCACGTGGTTTCGAAAAATATAAATCAATAAGTAATAAATAAAAAATGGGACAATACGCAAATCAACCTGACTTTATAACACATGACATAAAAGCTGTAACACCTATAGCTGTAGGCGCTTTAAAAGCTACAGATTCTTTAAATGGATCTGTATTATACATAGGAGGAAGTACAACGGGTCAAACCTTAGAAGTTATACCCGTAGGCGCTACTGGAAGTAATGGAAAAGGATTACCTGGTCAAGCTCAAGCTATCACATTTACAAATCCTCCTCAAGGAGAATGGTTTTCTGTAGTAGTTGATTATGTTTTATCAGGTAACACTAATGTCACTAACATTATAGCAGGTAAATAACTAATATATAGGTGACTATATAAATATATAATAACAATTAAATTAAATTAAATTATGGCAAAAGCTAAGAAAATTAAAGAAGAACAATTAAAATTAGTTACAGCTCAACAATCTAAATTGAGTGAACTACTAAGAAATCTTGGGGTTTTAGATTCTCAAAAAATGAACATACACACAAGCATTAAAGAACTTAGTGCTGAAATAGATTCTACTAAAAAAGAACTAGAAGAAGAGTATGGTTCAGTTAATATAAATCTAGAAGACGGATCTTATACTGATATAGAAAAAGAAGATGCCGAGTAATATTAGAAAAATTAGTATTGGATCTGACTACAAAAATGATGCTATGCATTATTCAGTGGGTCAACAGGTTTATGGTGGTCATGAAATATCTCATATACTTTTTGAAGATTCAGACAATTCTTATAATATACATATAAAGAAAAGCAACGAAGTATTGCCGTGGAAGAAATTTAACTCTAACATGGCAATATCAGTTGAGTATGATTTAGAGTATTAATGAATAGTTTATATGACTTTATTGTAGAACCTGTAGGTGAAAAATACAGCAATACAATAAAAGTGGGTAACAAAGAATTAGTAGTTAACACTAAAATAGAAAACTGGAAATTTGTAAATAGAATAGCTAAGGTTATTAAGACACCTTTAGCATTTAAAACTTTAATAAAAAAAGGAGACCTAGTAGTTGTTCATCAAAATGTTTTCAGAACATTTTATGACATGAAAGGTGTTAAGAAAAAAAGTAGATCTTATTTTAAAGATAATTTATATTTTTGTGCTATAGATCAAGTTTATTTATATAAAAATAATAAAGGTTATCACTCGTTTGGTGATAGGTGTTTTATACAACCTATAAAAGATAATCAAGATCTAACACTAGATAAAGAGCGTAGTCTTATTGGTATACTGAAATATGGCAATAGCTCGTTAAACAAGCTAGAAATAACTCCTGGTGACCTAGTTGGTTATACACCAAATGGTGAATGGGAGTTTTTAGTTGATAACGAAAGACTTTATTGTATGAAATCAAATGATATTGTAATTAAGTATGAAAACCAAGGAGACGAAGAAAAATATAATCCAAGCTGGGCAAGTAGCAGTTGAAGAATTAATAAAGGTAGCTAAAGAACCTATTGTAGATTCAGATGATGATATATCTGCTGATCGTTTAAAAAATGCAGCAGCAACAAAAAAATTAGCAATATTTGATGCTTTTGAAATATTAAATAGAATACAAGAAGAGCAAGATATGTTAGATGAAAAACCAAAAGAAATAAAACAAAGTAATTTTAAAGGCTTTGCGGAGGGTAGATCTAAAAAATAATGTATCAACAAAATCTATATAAAGTATTACCCAACCACATAAAACCTAAGATTCTTAAAAAGATGAATAGGTACAAAAAGTGGGAATACGGTTACAACGAGGATCATGATGTAGTTGTGATAAGTAAAACCGGTAAAATTGGAGAGGTTTATGAAATACAAAACCTAAAAATAGCTTTGCCTGAAAAAAAAGATATTCATACGTTTGATAATAACAAATGGAACAAAACTGAATATCCTAAGGTTCTAAGCAAGATAAAAACAACGTTTGACTGGAAGCAATATCCACAAGATTTTAAAGAAAAATGGTATGATTACATTGATAAAGAGTTTACCCGTAGGGAGGAAGGTTTTTGGTTTTATAACAAAAACGTTGCTACTTACCTTACTGGTACTCATTACATGTACTTGCAGTGGAGTAAAATTGACGTTGGGGCACCAGACTTTCGGGAATCAAATAGATTATTCTTCATTTTCTGGGAAGCTTGTAAGGCCGATATACGATCCTACGGACTGTGCTACCTTAAGAATCGTCGATCAGGCTTTTCCTTTATGGCATCAGGAGAGGTGGTCAACTTGGCTACAATATCCTCCGACTCTAGATATGGAGTATTATCTAAGACTGGACCTGATGCGAAGAAGATGTTTACAGACAAGGTGGTACCGATATCCGTTAATTATCCATTCTTTTTCAAGCCGACCCAGGACGGTATGGACAGGCCCAAGACCGAGCTTGCCTATCGTGTCCCAGCCACAAAATACACCCGTCGTAAGCTTACCTCGTCCACCACGGAAGAAATTGCCCAAGAAGAATTACAAGGCTTGGACACCACAATCGACTGGAAGAATACGGGTGACAACTCCTACGATGGTGAGAAACTCAAACTCCTCGTCCACGATGAGAGCGGTAAATGGGAAAGGCCGAACAACATCCTCAACAACTGGCGTGTTACGAAAACAACCTTAAGACTAGGTAGTAGAATTATAGGTAAGTGTATGATGGGATCAACATCAAACGCTTTAGATAAAGGTGGTAGAAACTTTAAGAAATTATATGACGACTCTGACGTTACAAAAAGAAACAGCAATGGACAGACTCGCTCAGGACTCTATTCTTTGTTCATACCTATGGAATGGAACTACGAAGGATACATTGATTCTTATGGCTTACCTGTATTCGACACACCAAAAAAACCTATTGAAGGACCACAAGGTGATAAAATAAAAATAGGTGTAATAGAGTATTGGAACAACGAGGTAGAAGGACTTAAAGACGATCAAGACGGTTTAAATGAATTTTATAGACAGTTTCCACGTACAACTAAGCACGCTTTTAGAGACGAATCAAAAGAGTCTTTATTTAATCTAACTAAAATATATCAACAAATAGATTTTAATGAAGATTTAAAAAACTCTATAAATGTAACAAAAGGTAGTTTTCAATGGGAAAACGGAGACAAAGACACTAGAGTTATATTTGTGCCAAACAAAAACGGTAGATTTTTTATAAGTTGGGTACCTCCTGTTAGTTTACAAAACAAAAGGTTTTTAAAAAATGGAGTTAATTATCCAGGTAACGAACACTGTGGTGCTTTTGGTTGTGATCCATATGATATATCAGGGACAGTAGATAAAAGAGGTTCTAATGGATCTTTACACGGTTTAACTAAGTTTAGCATGGAAGAGGTTCCAGCAAATCATTTTTTCTTAGAATACATAGCTAGACCACAAACTGCTGAGATATTTTTTGAAGATGTATTAATGGCTTGCGTGTTTTACGGCATGCCAATATTAGCTGAAAACAATAAGCCAAGATTACTTTATTATTTTAAACGTAGAGGTTATAGAGGTTTTGCTATGAATAGACCAGATAAAAAAAGAAACAAACTATCTGTAACAGAAAGAGAAATAGGTGGTATACCTAACTCAAGCGAAGATATTAAACAAGCACACGCTTCTGCTATAGAAACTTACATAGAGCATTTTGTTGGATTAAAAGAAACTGGATATGGTGATATGTATTTTCAACGAACCTTAGAAGATTGGTCTAAATTTAATATAAACAACAGAACGTCTCATGATGCTTCTATTAGTTCTGGCTTAGCTTTAATGGCTTGTAACAAACATAGGTATTCACCGACAAATAGAAAAGAATTAAAACCAGTTGATTTAGGTATTAAAAAATACGACAACAAAGGAGCTATATCAAAAATTTTAAATTAATGAATATATATACTAACACGAGAACTTCATTTCCTAGCCAAGTGGTTAGCGACGCAGAAAAAGCCAGTATTGAGTATGGTAAACAAGTCGCACAAGCAATAGAAGGCGAATGGTTTTCTCAAGGTAGAACAACTGGAAATAGATATTTAACAGCTTGGAATAATTTTCATAATCTAAGATTATACGCTAGAGGAGAGCAGTCTATACAAAAATATAAAGATGAATTGTCTATTAATGGTGATTTGTCTTATCTTAATTTAGACTGGCAACCAGTACCTATATTATCAAAATTTGTTGATATAGTTGTAAATGGAATATCTGCTAGAACATACGATATAAAAGCTTACGCTCAAGATCCTGACTCTATAAAGAAAAGAACCGCTTATGCTTCTAAGATATATGAAGACATGCTGGCTAAAGATTATCTAGATGGATTAAAAGAAACATTAGGTATAGATTTGTATCAAGTTCCTAATCCAGATCAACTACCAGAAAGTGAAGAAGAGTTAGAATTACATATGCAGCTTAGTTATAAGCAGTCTATAGAAATAGCAGAAGAAGAAGCTATATCTTCTGTAATGGCTCAAAATAAATATGATTTAATAAAACGTAGATTAAACATGGACTTAACAGTTTGTGGTATTTCTGCAGCTAAAACAAATTTTAACTTAGCTAATGGAATAACTATAGACTATGTTGATCCTGCTTACATGGTTTATTCATATACTGAAGATCCTAATTTTGAAGACATATACTACGTTGGCGAAATAAAAGCTATAACAATACCGGAACTTAAAAAAGAGTTTCCAGACTTATCTAATAAAGAGTTAGAACGTATACAAAATATGCCAGGTAATAGATCTTATATAACCGGATGGGGAGATTATGATGATAATACGGTTCAAGTTCTTTATTTTGATTATAAGACTTACCATAATCAAGTTTTTAAAATTAAACAAACAGATCAAGGCTTAATAAAAGCTATTGAAAAAGATGATAGTTTTAATCCACCTGAAAACGAAAGCTTTGAAAGAGTATCAAGATCAATCGAAGTTTTATACAGCGGAGCTAAAGTGCTAGGTACTGATACTATGTTAAAGTGGGAATTAGCTAAGAATATGTCAAGACCTTATGCTGATACTACTAAAGTAAAAATGAACTACTCTATATGTGCGCCTAGAATATACAAAGGTAGAATAGAATCACTAGTTAGCAAGTGTATAGGTTTTGCAGATATGATTCAATTAACTCATTTAAAGTTACAGCAGGTTATGTCTAGAATAGTGCCTGATGGTGTTTACTTAGACATGGATGGTTTAGCTGAAGTTGATTTAGGTAACGGCACAAACTATAATCCAGCAGAAGCATTAAATATGTATTTCCAAACTGGTAGTATTGTTGGTAGATCACTCACGCAAGACGGTGATATGAATCCTGGAAAAGTACCAATTCAAGAACTAAACTCTAGTTCTGGTCAAGGCAAAATACAAAGCTTAATACAGACGTATCAATATTATTTACAGATGATACGCGACGTAACCGGACTTAATGAAGCTAGAGATGGTAGTACTCCAGACAAAAGCACTTTAGTAGGATTACAAAAAATGGCCGCTAACGCGTCCAATGTAGCTACTAGACATATAAAGCAAGCTGGTTCTTATTTAACGCTTAGAATTGCAGAGAACATAGCGCTGAAAGTGGCAGATGCTTTAGAGTTTCCACTAACAGCTGAATCACTAGTTAATTCTATAAGTGACTATAATGTAAACACTCTAAAAGAAGTTGTTAATTTAAATCTTCATGATTTTGGAATATTCTTAGAGTTAGAACCAGACGAAGAAGAAAAACAACAGTTAGAACAAAACATACAAGTTGCTTTACAACAAGGTGGTATTGACTTAGAAGACGCTATTGATTTAAGGCAAATAAAAAATCTTAAATTAGCTAACCAGCTTCTAAAAGTAAAACGTAAACAAAAAGCTGTTAAAGAACAAGAGAACGCTCAAGCTAATATAGTAGCTCAAAGTGAAGCTCAAGCTGCTGCTAATGAAAAAATAGCAATGAACGAGGTTCAAAAGCAAGAAGCTATTAGTGGTTCTAAGGTTCAATACGAGCAGTCAAGAACTCAAATGGAAATTCAAAAAATGCAAACTCAAGCTCAGCTTGATATGCAGAAGATGCAAATGCAGCATCAATTTGACGTTGAATTAGCTAAGATGCAACTTCAACAACAACAAGAAAAACAAAAACAGCAAGAAGAAGCTAAAGATAAGCGTATACAAATGGAAGGTACGCAACAAAGTAAAATGATAGAACAAAGAAAAAACAATGGACTACCTATAGACTTTGAAAGCCAAGGTGCATCAAGTGAGCCATCTGTGGCGCAGAGTGAGCAACAAGCTTAAATTTATTAATTATTTAATTATATTATATTATGTCAGAAATCAAAACAAATGAACCTGTTAAGCAGGAAGGTGAATTCAAAATAAAAAAGAAAACGCCTAAAAACCTAGTAGAAAAAGATCAAATTAAACCTATAAAAGTAGATCTAAATAAAGATCCAAACGTTAATATAGAAAAGCCAATAAAGGTAGAAATAAAAAAAGAAGACGATGCCATTCAAATCGGAGAAACAAAGAAGGTATCTGTGGAAGAACCATCCGGAGATAGCGCAAAGGTGGGAGAACCTGTACAAGAGTCCGACGAGACTACTGAAGGGTTTTCTCCGATCAAAGAAGTAACTGATGAAGTTAAAGAAATTGAACAAGAAGTAAAAGAAGCTGTAAGAGATGAAAAGGTAATAGGTAAACCTTTACCAGAAAACATTGAAAAGCTAGTTTCTTTTATGGAAGACACTGGTGGAACTATAGAAGATTACACTAGATTAAACGCTGATTACACAAGCGTAGATGACAATACTTTATTAAAAGAGTATTATAAAAAATCTAAACCACATTTAGATTTAGAAGAAATTAATTTCATAATGGAAGAAAACTTTGATTATGATATAGATATTGACGAAGAGCGAGAAGTCAAAAAAAAGAAACTCGCTAAAAAAGAAGAGGTTGCAAAAGCTAAAAACTTTTTAGAGGAAACGAAAAAGAAATATTACGACGAAATCAAGTTGAGACCCGGCGTAACTCAGGACCAACAAAAAGCTATGGATTTTTTCAACCGATATAATAAGGAGCAAGAAATAGCTACACAACAACACGATTTATTTAAACAAAAAACTAAAAATTTATTTAATGACGATTTCGAAGGTTTCGATATTAAAGTTGGAGATAAAAGATATAAGTATAATGTCGTTAATCGTGATAAAGTAGCCGAAAGCCAATCTAACATAACAAACCTTGTCGGGAAGTTCCTAGACAGCGAAGGTAATGTGGAAGATGCTAAAGGTTATCATAAAGCTATTTATGCTGCTGAAAACGTAGATAAGATTGCCGCTCATTTTTATGAGCAAGGAAAAGCAGATGCTGTAAAGGAAGTTGTAAACAAATCAAAAAATCTAAGTGATACTGAAGGTAGAAAATCACAAGGAGATGTATTTGTTGGCGGAATGAAAGTAAAAGCTATTTCTGGTGCAGACTCTACAAAACTTAAAATTAAAACAAAAAGGTTTAACTAATTAAAATTAACAAATTATGAGTTTATCTCCACAATTTGGTAGTATTGTACCTTCGCAAATCCAACAAACTTTAGCTAACAATTATTTAGCTTTTGATGGTGGTGCTAATGATTTTGCGCAACAATATTTACCAGAAATTTACGAACAAGAAGTAGAGCGTTATGGAAACAGAACGTTATCTGGCTTCTTAAGAATGGTTGGCGCTGAAATGCCAATGACATCTGATCAAATAATTTGGTCTGAACAAAATAGATTACATGTATCATACGACGGATGTGCGCAAGCAAACGTTGGTGGTTTAAACAACGGTAGTAAAATAACAATCGGCGGTGGCGCTACGGCGTTTAACGTTATGAGTGTAAATGACACAATTGTAGTTCTTGATCCAGCTACTGGATTAGAAGCAAAGTGTATTGTTATGGTTAGTACTGCTGGTGCTGGTGGTGCTGGAAACGTAGATGTACAATGTTTAAATCCTGCTACTAGTTTAACCACTCAAGGTTTCTCTGCAACTGGATTAAAGATATTTGTA